ATTCTTTAGCAAGTTCTGGATTATCTGCTTTGACCAGATTAGATAACTGAGAAATATCACTTCTTGCAACCCGCAGTTCTTTATTTAACTCTTTTTCAAACTTCTGCTTCGCTTCCCGATCTTGAATCATCTTTTGCAAGGCTGCTTGTCCACCCGCTTGAATACCTTGCCCTAAGCCAGATGCAAAACTTGCTGCCACTGCCTGACCCATGCTTGGTCTTTTCTTTACCTTGAACTTGAAAGCCATTATTTTACCGCCCAATCGTAGTTGACCATCTTAATTCCATTGATCTCTACCACCGCTTTTTTATTCACCTTCTCTACATCCTGAGCCATTAACCCGATCTGAGGCGTATTGCCCCCTTTATAATTAAAGAGATACACTGGTAAACCATTATCAAGTGAGCCTACCTGCGATATATTCTCTTTTACTCTACGGTCAGATGCTAATAATGCTGCTGTACCAGCCTGTCCTGCACCTTGACCTAAGCTACCAGCAAATTGAGTAAGAGCAGCTTCCCACCACTCAGGTTGTGCGTCTAAAGTAGCCTGGAACTGAGCGCGGTCTGTTTCTTCACTGGTTAAAAACTTACGCATTGCATCTGATAACTGCTGTTGGTTGTACTCAGCACCAATTTGTCCAGGTATAAACTGCGCTAACTGTTCCTGTGTTTTTGCCTTACTGCCAGTGATATAATCCACTAAACTACGTTGACCACTCTCCTGTATCTGCGGTACTATAGCTTCCACTTGTGCTTGGTCACCGCCAGTACCGAGAATGGATCGTTGGAGTTGGCTCATTAGTTGACCTTGTTGTCTTGCGCTTCTGTTTGCCGCAAGTTCTTCACGAAGTTTTCCAGCTTCTGTGATCCTTCCTTCAAACTCTTCTACATTTTCTTCTAATCCAGCAACACGATCAAACTCAGTCTCTGCTGTGTTTAATTCATCTAATGTGGAGTAATTTCTCCCAGTTTTTGTAGATTGGTAATTCCCGCTATCAAGTTTACTAACACCTTCAGGTAGAATTTCCGCTTCTTTAGCTTCTACTGCTGGTTGTGATCTCATCCAATCTTGCGCGTGCTTCAGAGCGTTAGCATCCCGCCTACCCTGTGTCACACCCTCGCCTTCAAAACGCTTGGTTGACCATGACTTAACCGTTTGACCTGTATTAGTGTCAATAATGACAACACTACCGCTTCTTTTAACTATTTTATATCTTTCCATAACTTATCCTTATAAGTTGTTGTTTTTATTAAGTTTCATAATACTTCTTCAAGTGTAATAATACCTGTTGTATGTGTAATATAGGGATCACCAGATGCAACAGTTACTGTATTGGGGTCAACACTGATATAAGGATTTATCCATCCATCTTTCTGGATGATAACACTTAACCCATCATCAAACTCCCAATAAACATCACCACTATTTATAGATGACATACTTGTTGCTGCTGTTAATCCTGTTTCGGCTGATGTACCTGATGTATCCGATGGCGAAAATGCCGAAACTTTAATATTTATTTTTGTATTTGCAGCCGAAGCGGTACTATTGGCATACCCTCTCATTCTTCTTACCCTGCATTTAAAAGGGACTGGGAAACAGAACATTGTCCCTGGTAGCGTTTGTATATCTTCTATTTCATCTAACCATGTATCCAAATAATCAGATTGTGTACGAAACCCAACTGCAATCGTATTACTCATGTGTTTATTATATAATCCATCTGCTGTTCGCCAAGCTCGCGTGTACCAGGGTATATGATATTGTCTTGGTGATCTAAAGTTTATAATATTCCTTATTGTAGTGGAAAAATTATTCAAATACGACTCAAACTGAGTTTTCATGGTAGTATTGATAGACTGGTCAATAATTTCTCCATCACTCAATCCCAAATCTTTCTTCAATGCTGTAAAATGCCACTTATCCCGCGATTTAATTCCAAAATAGTGAACACCATTATTTTCACATAAACCAGTATCCCCATCTTCACCTTCAGACGGTGCATAAAACCCCTGCTTAATATCCAACATAGAGTTCTGTTTTTTCTCTAATGCAATATCCAGTTTATCTTGGTCAATGGACATTATGGATTACTCCCAAGAATCTGATAGTCAACATCCATAGATTCTAATATAAAGTTGCTTGATGCGTCTGACACTCTAAATTCAACTGTTTTACCAAGCACTGACAATGGTTGACTTTCAACATCTATGGATGCCTGTGCTGAAAAAGTGAGTGTGGTACTTGCTGAACCTTCACCATCTATAAATATTTCCACATCACAGTCGAGGATGACTTATACACTAAATGAATCTTTGAAAAGCGTTTTTGCTGTTCTGGCAATCCAAAGTCATAGCGTTTTGTTTTAACGTAAGCGGTTGATCCACTCTGGCTACCAGTATTGTACTCAGCTACCCAATAGTTAGTCTCCTTATAATTAATATATTCGGGGCGTAAAGCATTGTTCAGAATAAAATTGCTCATTAAATCACTGATAGCTATACCACGCTTAATCCAACTGCCATTATCCACATTCATTACATAAGCGGTGGTAACATTATAATCATACACTACAATAATCTCATTATCTACTGCATCATAACCTACTTTTGGATTATCCAGCGTTAAGCCCTGCCAAGTATCCCTGATCCTGTAAGACAACTCTTTTACAGATGAAGGTGTGACAGCAGATATGCTATGTTTATTAGCACAAACTAAACCAAGTGGTGTTTCAAAAACTGCATCCTTATGTGCTGCACCTACACCTACATAATGACGCTCTAACTGATGTCTGGCATTATACACATAAGTATCTTTTGTTTTAAAGACGAATAATCTGCCTCGATACTCAATCAACCTCTTAATTTCATCTCCGTCATTCCTGCCTACATCAAAATACCGCCCTGGTAATATTTCATCCATCTTAAAGGGGTCAGTAAAATAAATACGATTCTTTTCCCTTGATGTCTGTTCATTCTCGTCAACCGTGTCCACATCCGCATAATAAGCACGATTACCAACAACCGCAGATGTATTCCACTTAATCGCACTGAGTTTGGTCTTTGCTGCGCGTCCAGTAAGGGAGTTGTAGGTGGATAGTTTTAATCCGTCAAAAGGGATATACCATGTGGTTGCTTTAGTGTGTTCTGTATCATGTGTAGTGATTCTATTTGGCTTATCAATATTGGCTGTATTGGCAGTGTATTTTGCAAACACACGATTAATATTTTTATTGGTCTCAAAAACAACTGCAGTGTCACTGGAACTCCTGGTATAGGCATGGTATGCACCAAGCCGATTGAACTGTGTCCCCAATCCACTATCATTAGTTTCTTTTCTTGATAAAATAGCAATATCATTTGCATCTGTACTATCGAAATCAGTTCCAGTACCTGTCCAAGCAGTAGTGGAACTGGTGAATGGTGGATCAAGTGCGCTGGTTACATCATCCAGGGTGGTGGATTTTGGACAAGGCATCAGGTAGCCATAATTTTTCATAGCAGTGGTATTATATGAATTAGAACCATAAAACTTTGCAGTATTGGATGAACCTGTATAATCTGTATCTGGAGACTGCGCCAATGGACTGTCAGCATAACCCCTATTCATATCCACTGTTTCTACCAAGTACCAATCTGGATCACCTTTCGGCTGCCAATAAATATTCAGACCTGTAATTCTTGGATTATGATAGCCAGAAGATGTAATACCGTTTAAGACCAGATTAATCGCCCTTGCCTTTTGCGGAGAACTTCTATGATAGATTGCATCGCCATCGCTATGTTCTTGTGGCTGTGACCTTAACTGACCTCTGCGTACATACAGCGTATTACTGCTGATATACTTGATAAACATAATTTCCTCACCAACCTTAATATAGGTATATTGAGCAAAGCGACCACCATCAGAGACAGTAATGTCCTGCTCTGTTGTGGTTAAATCTTCACTGATGGTTTTTGTACTATCTACTTCTTCATCAGAACCTTTTTCCACTTCAAAACCACTAATGCCAATATTACCATCAGAGTCTCTTGATAGTTCAGACTCCTGAACATAATCATATAAATAAGTTAAAGCATATCTGTCTGCTGGATCGAATGTTTCATTATCCATTGCATTATCCCAGGCATTATGCTCATCATTCTCTGTAGCACCATCATCATACTTATGTCTTGGTTCATAAACAAATAAACCTACATCCGCATCGGCTGACAAGTCATCTCCACCATCGTGAGCCATGCTCATTTTTACAATAGTAGGTGCGGGAATTGCAGCATCTTTTAAAAACCAGTCATCAATAGTCTGGCGATACTGTGGATAATGATATTTGGGTATTTGATTTTCAGCAGCAAGACCTGTACTCTGTCCTAAAACATTACGCTTTATATGACCATACCATTGACTGTTATTGGCAAAAGAACCGTCAGAGATTCTCAATGCCTGATTGTGAATCAAAAAATCAAAAACAGGTGTACCTGATGAAAAATCCGATGAAATGGAACTCCAACTTCCTCCAGTACCAGTAGACACATCTTGTCTTTTAACCGTAGAACCATTGCCAGCTACCCACCAGACCGTTGACGTATCCGCATCGGAAGCATCTTTTTCTGTGCGATATGATGCAAATTCTGTAGCTACTTGAGAGCCTGCTNCAGATGCACTCTTANTGGTTTCANCACTGGGTTTTTCTACACGACCAGGCGTTTTNTTGACTACAACATCAAATTGTTGGTACTGATTCTCCTGTAAATCAAATTCAGACTGGTTTGAGACTAAACCGCCTGAGAAATCCCTAATACTCAATCTTGGCATTAGAAATCCTTATATGATACTGTTATTGAACTCTCTCCTGCCCGTGACTGACGATCTAAAATAATCTTATCTTTCCACTCATTCCATTCATTTTTAAAATAAGGAATCAAGTTAATATCTCGCAGCCTTTCTACTACCTTCCATGACCCATAATAAATCAAAGCCTCATGGAATCTTACATCAATCATTGGAACATCAGCATCGGCTGATAGTGCAGTTGGTATATGATAATAATAAATCTTTATTTCTTTTGTGGCTGATGGTGTGGGGAATATCCCGATAAAATTCTGTCTTATATAATAACCGTAAGATGTGGTTAAATTAATGTCTCCAATGTCACTACCGATATTTTCTATCTGACTGATACCAATGCGATCCATCCTATTACCGTCATAGTCCACCCTGTAAATGCGAATCATATTGTTCAGGTCAGATGATCCTGTAGTAGTCCCATATTCCACCTTTGACCATGTGCTTATATTTGTAGTATCATCCATCATCTGATACTCGGCAGTACCATCCACTGCATTACGAGTAGCATAACCAGCAAATAGATTGGCTTCATCTGCCAACATATTGTGACCCTTATTAATAAGGTCAGTTAGTATCGCATCGCTAATGGTGGATGTACTGGAGACACCAGTAATATTCCTGATTTCTGTCCGAATGTCCGAGAGTTGCATGAATTATCCTTTAAAAAGGGGCGGGAATGAACCCGCCCCAGTTAACTAACTAATCAGATTACAGATTAGTACGAGCAGTGATGTACTGAATAACAGCGTAATCCTTGCTGTCAAACGTACTCATAGCAGAACCATATATCTGACCTGCTGCAACACCAAGCTGATTACCATAATCAAAGGTTTTTTCAACCCAGCTCATGTTATCAGACTTAGCATAACAAGCAGCACCAGCACCTAAAAAGAGATTTCTGGCTGCTGGTATTGCATCGCCAGCACCAAGATCATCAGCAGTAGTAATCCCTTCATGTTCATGCACGACAACACCGTCATATATGCCTAAAGCACCAGAGAAGATTGGATTATCTTCACCTCGTATTTGAGCATATTTTTGAGCGTTTAACCATTGAGTGTCATTCGCCAGATCATAAGCTGCTTCAGGGTGAAGGATAAGTATAAAATGGTCTTTCCCATTAACCCTGATAGGCTTCATCTTGTAACTTTTAGTAGTTCCAAGCATTGCCATCTTTTTTAGCTTAGATATGTCAGCAGCAGTTGCAAGATCAGCAGCCACTAAATCGGCTTCTGGGTCAGTAGCAGCATACACAGATGCTGAAGCATCAGCTCTGAGATACGCACCTGCACCAGAAGTTTTTGTTAATGCACTAAAAAGCTGTGCATCGTGATCTTCAGCAAATACGCGCTTTAGTTGTGCAAGAGCTTCCTTACGGAAGTTGTAAAGCACCTTACTNTCATCGAACTTACCAGCATTGATCACACCGAAGCGTCTTTGTGCTGTGGTTACGGTGACTTCATTAGATGTAAGATTATCCTCATTACTTTCCAATGTACTGTCACCAGTTACTGCTGTTCCAGACAAACCTACCATACCAAAGGTCATATCTTTACCTTTGCCTTCTGGCATAGTTTTAGAACAGATCATTGATCCAAATGTATCCCCCATGAACTTCGAGAAATAAATCTCTTTTCCTACTTCATAAGCAAGTTGTTTCGCCCAACGGGAGACGTTTAAGCCTGAGTCCCAAGCCATAATTAACTCCTATTTAAGTTTAAGGAGAATCCTGCAAAGCCTTT